ATGTAGAAGGGCAAAAGCAATGAAAACTAGAATTGACTTAGAGAATCTTCTTACAAAACTACCCCGCCAGATACAGGTGCAATTTGCTTACAATTGTGCCTTGGCAGTAGATCCTAATTCAATTTACTTACCTCTAGTAGCCCAATGGCTTAAAGATCCTACCTCAGTTACAACGCAGCAGCTAGAGTATAATAGAGCCGCCGCCGCCGCCGCCGCCTACGCCACCGCCACCACCACCGCCTCCTACGCCACCTCCTACGCCGCCGTCGCCGCCGCCGCCGCCGCCTACGCCACCTCCTACGCCGCCGCCGCCGCCGCCTACGCCACCTCCTACGCCACCTCCTACGCCACCTACGCCGCCTACGCCTCCGACTTAACGCCGTGCTATTTAAAGTTGTTGGATTTAATAAGCTTTTTGTCCCCAGTTGAACTTTTAGCCTTAGGAGTTGCTGTATGAAAAACCCTATCACTGAGCTTTTGGCAGATGATGCTGACGACATCCTTAGCAGGATCTCCGTTGATACCGCGCTTAAGCTACCTGCCCAACAAAAGGCCACACCCCACTGCCAGTGTCTAGATGCGTTTAAATATAATGGACGCAAAGGGCAGAGTAACTTCTCGACCCTAATCGAGACTAAGAGCGCAGATGGCGAAACATGTGATTTCTGTGGTTATTATGTCTTACTGCAAGTGCCCAAACTTAAGACAGGTGCTTGACCTTTGTCTAGGCAGGGTTTAGGTTAAGTACATGGTGATAGTTGTAAAGCGAATTAGTAAGAAGTCATTAGAAGCGTTAAACGCGCTAGGTTATATAGTTATTATCCGAGGAGGATGATATGAAACCGGTAACTCCGCAGAATGAGTGGATTTTACGTAAAATTGCCGCCTATATGGCGTCAAAAGAAGGGTGCATCGCCACTGACGTAGAGTTCACAGATAAGGGAGCTACCGTCACCCTTCAGGACGTATTCGGCTTCCAGTATGAGTTGAATATTAAGACTGTTACGCGCATTCAAACCGAGGAGGCTTTATGAGCGACATCCAACACCCCGACGTACCCTATAAATGCTATGCACTTAGCGCAAAAGGCGAAAAGGTGACCATCGATAGCCTGCGCATTTATACATTAAGAACTGTTATGGATGATATTAGAGGAAAGCCTTATGAAGGCTTTTATTGGGAGGATAAGTTCTCCTCAGGACCTAACGGCCCTTTTAGTAGCATTCATTCTGCTTTTGAGAACTACGTCGGTGTACTAAAGGCAGATAAGGTAAGCGAAGCGTTGGCTTCGCAAGATACTGTAGTGCCTAAGGATAACGTTATTAACGTTAACTTTTACCTTAAGCAACGCCTGTCCAAATAGAATATAAGCCATATCAGCTCAAACGTGAGACGTTTTACCACGTATGAGCTATGAGATACCCTCTAAGCTTGCCCACCGGACTAGCCTGCGTGTCTGATAAGTGGTGATCTTAGAGCAGGTTTGAGGGTCTCATAATGGCTAACCGTAACTTCCCTAACCAGGGCAAGCTGTATTCTCAACACGTCATGCCTATCGCACTCGACTGCACCATCCAAATCGGTGCTTCAGGGGCTGTTAGCTCATTCGCCGGCCTCGGCGTCTCGTCGGTCACTCGCCTCGCTACCGGCATCTATCAGATCCTGATGCAAGATAACTACTACGCTTGCTATGCTATCGACGCCAATATGGTAAGCCCTCAAACGGGTAGCGCCATCGCGGGCGGCTCCTTCTCGGTCGGCACCCTCTATCAAATCGTATCTCTGGGCACCACAACCCAGGCGCAGTGGGTAGCAGCTGGCCTTCCAGCATCGCTCACGGCCGCCCCTGGCCTAGCATTCGTCGCTACAGCCGTAGGTGCGGGTACAGGAACAGTAAAAGCTGTCGGTAACTCAGGTATTTCGAGCGTTGAACTTTGCGCCCTCCCCAGTCTTTCGGCTAACGCTAACGTGGCAGTGCAGCCCGGCGCTATCTTCTTGCTCCAAACACTGGCACCTACAAGCACGAGCGTCACTACCAGTATCCCGGCTAACCCGGCCTCTGGTAGCAGCATCGTCGCGACGTTCCTGCTCAATAACTCATCAGTACAATAAGACTCGGGGCGTCAGTGTAAAGAGGCTTAAAACGTCTCCGTCAACGGCCCCGATTTCATTAGGGACGTTATAGTGGCTGCTCCAGGTATCCCGCAAAACTTTACCGCCCAGACGTCAAACCAACAGGTATTGGCGTCATGGTCATTGGTGGCAGGTGCCACCTCATATGTCGTCCAGCGTAGTCTGGATAACATTACATATTCCACAATCTCCACAGTTACAGGTAGCCCACTCGCTACCCAGACGCTTGACACAACCGTAAACCTCAACACCCAGTACTGGTATCAGGTAGCGGCAACCAACCACCAGCATGTCCTTGCGGCAGACACCCAGCTTGTATACTACTCCAATGGTGCAAACTGGCTACAAGTGACCGCCCCTAGCTCATTAGTCGGCCTGCCTACCTACAGCACCTTTAGCGCCTTCCCAGCGGCAAGCACCTACCCCAACACCGGTATCAGCTCCTACGCAGCGAGCGCATCCGCCATCCCTACGCCCACGGGTGAGCAGTCGCTATCTTCATTACGCTTAGCGGCTAAGCAGCGGGCTGATAGAGTAAATAGTCAGTTTGTCACCGACAGCGAATGGCGTGGGTATATCAACCAGAGCATGTTCGAGCTCTATGACCTTCTGGTGACGGTGTATGAGGACTATTTCTTAGCACCTCCAGTTAGCTTTCAAACTAATGGCTCGCTAAACTACTATCCGCTTCCTAATGGCTCTAATACGTTTACGGCGCAGAACGGCACTACAGTCACCCCGCCCCCCTTCTATAAGCTAACAGGTGTCGACCTTGCCCTTAACACCTATCCCAATGCTTATGTAACGCTTGAGAAGTTCAACTTTGCAGATAGGAATAAATACGTCTTCCCTAATAGTGCCAGCAGCCTATACGGTGTCTTTAACCCTAGCTATCGGGTTATGGGCAATAACATTCAGTTCATTCCCATCCCGTCGTCTGGTCAGGGTATCCGCCTATGGTACATCCCACGCCTTACAGAGCTACTCCTCGACACAGACACCACGTCAGTAGGTATTAGCGGTTGGACTGAGTACATCATCGTTAAAGCTGCCTATTATGCCCTCACTAAAGAGGAGTCTGACACCTCATCTCTAGTCATGCAGCTCCAAGCCCTTACAGAGCGTATTAACGCAAGCGCTGCTAACAGGGATGCGGGGCAGCCGGATACTATTAGTGACGTACGTGGGGGGCCTTGGGGGAATGGACAAGGCGGACCTGGCGGCTATCAGGGAGGATTCTGATGTCTAAACTACCTCAGAAACTAAGCTTAGACGCCACGCAGACGACCTGGGCCACCTTCATTGAACCAACGCTCAATAGCCCCCTCGCTACACCTACCTTCCTTAAGAACGTAACGCTAGCAAGCGGCACTAACACGGTGAACCACAAGCTAGGTGCTAAACTCCAAGGTTGGTTTCCTGTGCGCTATCACGGCTCCTGGGCACAGATTTATGATACCCAAGATACAAACCTCACCCCCGCATTGACGCTGACCTTGGTCGCCTCTGCGGCGGTTACAATCGATTTGATGGTGTTCTGATGGCTACTAATACTCCTAACATGGGACTTTCAGTACCGGTAGTAGGCTCTGCTCTTGACGCAGGACCCGCCTACGCAACTGAGATTAACGAATCGCTAACTACAATTGACGGGCACACGCATCAACCTGGCAGCGGCGTACCGATTACGCAAAACGCCATCAACTTCGGAGTAGCACCTGGCCCGCTGCCGTTCTATAACAACCCGGCTACAGGTTTGTCAGGGGTTAGCCTACAACTACAAACCTCTTTGCCAACCACAATTGGCACGCTCTATAGCAAGCTTGGAAGTGAGGGCGTCGCTCTACCTGATCTGTGGTACTACGACGGCACCAACTACGTTCAGATTACCTCAGGCGGGCAGGTAGCAGCCACTATCGCCAACATCCCCGGTGAGAGCTATGCGAGCGGCACGTTCACGTGGAGGCAAGGTACTGGCAGTACCACACCAGCTAACTTCGATATTGGCTCTATTGTTATACGCCCTAACACGGCCGGTGCCACTAACGGTGTCTCTCTACAAAACAATGCCAGCATTGCCTCGCAATACCCCTTTATATTCCCCGCCGCCTTACCGTCAGCGCAAAGCTTCTCGACGCTTGACAACTCCGGCAACCTAGCAGCAGGCATCCTTACGGCTAAAGGCCTTACTGCCGCCAACATCGCCAATCACACGATTACACCCTTAATCGTCGCCCCTAACTATGTCGTTTCTAGCAGTTCGGGCACCTTCAGCACCACCAATGGCTTCGGCGCTCCCGCTGCAGTCACCAACCTATCTTGCACCATCACCACCAATGGCAACCCGGTAGAGCTTAGGCTTATTGATGACGGCAACCTGTCTGTCAACTCAAACCTATTCGCTTCTGCAGCTGGATTTAGCAGCAACGCCATATTATCGTTTTACAACGGCGGTACAGAGTTAACGCAGATGTCTTTTGGACCTAGCGGCACTGGAGTTTCTGTAGCTATCCCGGTTAGCTCCTTAGCACACACTGACTTTTCTGTCGCTGGATCTCCTGGATCGTATACTTACACCGTCTATGCTCAGAATACAGGTAGTGGCGGTACCACAGGCGTGAGCCACGCTAAGCTGGTTGCTAAAGAGATGATGTAATGGCACTTCAGAAGCAACCCGTCGCCATCAACTTTGCCAAAGGGTTGGATTCGAAAACCGACCCTTATCAGCTAAGCACCTCAAGCTTCACCAATCTCACCAATACGGTGTTTAATAAGGTGGGGCGTCTTACTAAGCGTAATGGTTTCAGTAACTTAACATCTTTACCTAATACACTGCAGACCAATCTTACGACGCTTAACGGTAATCTCACCGCTACTGGCTCGAGCCTTTATGCATACAGCCAGGATACGCAGTCGTGGCTTAACCGAGGCATCGTCCAGCCTATTAGCCTAAGCACGCTACCGCTCGTGCGCGTGAGCACCTCACAGACAGCTCCTGACAGTGCCATCGCCGCTAACGGCTTAGTTTGTTTGGTGTACATCGACAACTCCCTCGGCTACTACCAGGTGAGCGATAGCTCTACAGGACAACAGATTGTCTCGCGCACCGCACTCCCTAGCACTGCCACCAACCCTAGAGTGTTTGTCCTAGGCAACTATTTCGCCATAACTTATATGGCGACTGTAGGAGGAGTTAGCACGCTTCAAGTACTATTCGTCAGCAGCACCAACGCGTCTACAGTAGGTACTGTGTCGGTGAGTGGTACCTCGACCGTAGTGAGCCTTACAACCGGCTACGACGGCGTTGTGCTCGCCGGCAACCTATACCTGGCATGGTCGGCGACTAGCACTACTATCGCGGTCACCTATGTCACCTCAAGCTTTAGTGTCGCGGTGCCTGTCATCATTACAGGTCATACAGCTAGCCTCATGAGTCTTGCTGCCGACCCTGTGCAAGCCTTCGTATGGGTGACCTTTTGGGATAGCACCTCGACTAATGGGTACACCCTATGCTATAACCAGATCTTAGGGCCCGCCCTGTCGACAAGGCCGGTGATTACTGCGCAAAACGTTAATACGCTCACCTCCGCCGTCACCAACCCGAGCGGAGCCTTTGGCACGAATAATATTGTCTATGAGGTGGCGAACACCTATATCTCCCCCTACCCAACCACAGGCGTTAAGACTGACTACCTAAACAGTGTCTCGTGCTCTATCGGCGGCACGGTGACGCAAAATGGCACAATCTTGCGTTCAGTCGGGCTAGGCTCTAAGGCATTTACAGGCCCCAATAACACAGTCTATATGCTCGCGACCTATGGTGAGCTCAACTACGCCATCACCTCGCCGTCTAAGGATCAACCCACCTACTTCTTAATCGACACGCTCGGCAACATCTATATGCGCCTAGCGTATTCAAACGGCGGTGGGTATGCAACAAGCCAGGTGCTACCAGCGGTGACGCAACAGGGGGGCTCGTATAAAGTGGCCTATCTCTACGCCGACTTCCTCACAACCATTAACAAGACGACAAGCACCTCATCCGTACCCCTTACCTCAATCTACACCCAGACAGGTGTCAACCTCGCTAGCATTGGGATTAACAACTCGGGTCAGTATTCAAGCGAGATAGCAGGAGCACTGCACCTCACTGGAGGCCAGCTTTGGGAGTATGATGGTGTTCGTCCGGTTGAACACGGCTTCCATGTGTGGCCTGACAACGTAGTTGCAACTACAACCACAACCGGCACCGCCCAGACGTTTTACTACCAGTTTACCTATGAGTGGACGGATAACCAGGGTAACCTGCACCGCTCAGCGCCGAGCGTACCCGTCACTATTCAGACAGCAGCTGGTACTCCGAATAATACCTTATATGTTCCAACACTTAGACTTACCTACAAAACCGCCCCCAATCCGGTTCGCATCGTAGGCTATCGCTGGAGCGCTGCCCAGCAGGTATACTACCAGTTCACCAGCGTTACAAACCCGACATTAAATTCTACAAGTGTCGACTTCGTTACGATTACGGACACTAACACGGATAGCGCTATCCTAGGTAACGCCATTATCTATACAACTGGCGGCGTGGTAGAGGATATAGCCGCACCTGCCTGCACGATGTCAGCTCTATATAAGAACCGCCTGTTCCTAGTTGACGCCGAGGACCAAAATCTGCTATGGTTTAGTAAACAGGTTATCGAGGCAGTACCCGTTGAGATGTCCGACTTGCTCACTCTATACATCGCGCCAACTAGCGGAGCTCAGGGAAGCACAGGGCCCATTACTGCCCTCAGCGCGATGGACGACAAGCTTATCATATTCAAGAGAGATGCTATCTACTATCTCACAGGGACCGGACCTGACAATACTGGAGCTAATAGCGACTTTTCCGACCCAATCTTTATCACCAGTTCAGTGGGATGCAGTAATCCGTCTAGCATCGTGCTCATGCCAAACGGCATCATGTTCCAATCCGACAAAGGAATCTGGCTCCTCGGACGAGACTTAAGCACCAACTACATCGGTGCTCCAGTTGAGCAGTATAACTCACAAACCGCAGTGAGCGCCCAGAGCATCCCAGCTACTAATCAGGTTAGGTTCATTCTTAACAATAGCTTAACGCTGATGTACGACTACTTCATGTCCCAATGGGGTGTGCATAGCAACATCTCAGCGATCAGCAGTACGCTGTATGGCTCCCAGCTCACCTATCTCAATTCCTACGGACAGGTGTTCCAAGAGACGCCTAATGTATTCCTAGACGGCTCCACGCCGGTTCTAATCGGCTTTACGACCGCATGGTTCAACGTGGCAGGGTTGCAGGGCTATGAACGCTTCTATCAGATGCTGCTTTTAGGTACCTACTATACGCCGTTTAAACTGAATGTGCAGCTGGCGTATGACTACAACCCCTCTCCTAGTCAAGCTACTATCGTCACGCCGGACAACTATGGCGGCACGTGGGGTTCGCAAGCCTCCTGGGGTACGGGCGGTAACTGGGGTGGTGGGCCGGGTAACGTCTTTGAAGCACGCGTCTTCCCCCAGATCCAGAAGTGCGAGTCGTTCCAAGTGACTGTGTCAGAAATATACGACCCGTCGTTAGGCGCCGCTGCCGGACAAGGCCTGTCATTATCAGGACTTAACCTGCTTGTAGGTGTTAAGAAAGGTACTCGTACTTCGAAAGCCTCTAGATCTTTCGGTTGAGGTATGTAATACTGTTTAAGAAGTAGCGGCGTGGAAAGCTGGCAATCGACCGGATTGATAAACCGGAGACGCGGCCTGGAGACACGCAGGCCATGACAAGGGCTAGATTCGCAAGAGCAATTCGCGGCTGCGTATCCAGCGAAGTCACCCCTCGACCTTGAAATACAGGCCCACTGAGCCGGAGTCGCGCCCGGCCTACTTCACTTTTCTAATTATGCAAATAGAACGCTTTGCCCCTACCCACGTACCGCTTATATATGCCCTCCACGAGTCGCAAGGCTATGAGGGGCTGCCTAGCATCACCCTCGACAATCTCCCTGCTATAGGCTTTATAGCGCTTAATATTTACACCTTCGAACCGCCGGCTCAACCACTTGCTGCTGGCTTCTTGCGCATGGTGGAGGGCGGCTTTGCTCAGATTGATACGCTTGTCACTAATGGCCGTTGCCCGCCAGATGTCCGCCATGCCGCAGTTAGTGCTGTCGTAGATGCCTTGGTTTCTGAGGCTAAAGCGCTCAAATTACGTGGCATTATGGCCACAACTAAAGATGCAGGTGTCTTAAAGCGAGCGGAAGCGCTTGGCTTTAAGATCATTTCACAGACTCTAATCGGCTTAAACCTCATCTGAGACGTTTTACCAAGGATAGGCGTATTCGTGCGCCTAAAGCCTTGGAGTTTCAGTGTCTTCTCTCGTCTCCAGCCTTACAGGCGGCGAAACAGGTAATAGTGGTGGCGCTGGAGTTAACTACAAAGCCGACGGCACCCCTCTCCAAACGCCCACCACGGTCGATCAGGCAAATAACGCCTACACCCAAGCTCAAAGCGGCCTTAGCCAACAACAAAACTTCCTAAACGCCGTAAACGCTCAGAATGGCTTAGGAAATCAAAGCGCCGTCTACAACCAACTGCAAGGTGTCGCTAACGGTACCGGTCCCAACCCTGCTCAAGCTCAACTAGCTCAAGCTACAGGTGCCAACGTCGCTAACCAAGCCTCGCTTATGGCCGGTCAGCGTGGTGCCAATCAAAACGTCGGCCTTATCGCACGCCAAGCTGCTCAGCAAGGCGCTAGCACCCAGCAGCAGGCAGCAGGCCAAGCCGCCACCCTACAAGCTAACCAATCACTCAACGCCCTTAACTCAATGGGTAGCCTTGCCACCAACCAAGCCAATCAGCAGGCTAATGCTACGGGCGCGTACACCAACGCCACACAAGCCGAACAGTCGAACATCCTTAACGGCATTCAGGGTCAGAACCAAGCAGCTGTGGGCTCTGTAGGGTCGCAGAACAGTGCCAACGCAGGTGTTGCTAACACCGTAGCTGGCGGGCAGATGAGCCTTATTGGTAACATGGCAGGCGGCTTAGGCAGCGCTTTAAGCCTTGCGCAGGGCGGTAAAGTCCCTCAGATGATGGCCGGCGGTGGAGCAGCATCTACTCCGCTCGTCCAGAGCCAAGGCGCTACTTCAGGCCCGCAGTCGGCGGCGGGTAAATTCTTCTCATCGCAGAGCAGCGGTGGTGGCGGCAGCTCGTCAGCATCGCAGGGGGCAGCCGCTATGGGCCAAGCCGGCGCAGCTATTGGTAAAGGCATCGGGACTGGTATTAGTGCCCTTGGAGGCCTATTTAGTAGCTCTGGCGCCCCCGCCTCCGCTAGTCCATTTGGCTCGAGCTCGGATACCAATTCAATTCAGGCGCAGAACAACGCCGCTTTCCAAAACGGAAGCGATGGCGCTTTGGGCACCATGCAAGGTATTCAAGACGCGGTTCCATCTAACACAAGCCCATTAGCTAGTCTCGGCGGAGATCTGGCCTTAGGTGCAGGCGGCGGGTTGGCACAACAAGCCCTTGGCTTTGTCGCCGCAAACCCAGAAATCCTAGCCGCTGCTAGAGGCGGCAAAGTGCCTGCCCTCCTCTCCCCTGGCGAACGCTATCTGTCACCTGGCAAAGTACAGCAAGTGGTAAACCAAGGTGCTGACCCGATGAAGGTGGGTAAGAAAGTACCTGGCAAACCTAAAGTCGATGGCGCTAAGAACTCATACGCAAACGACACGGTACCTGCCGACCTTGATCAAGGTGGCGTCGTGGTGCCTAGATCTATCACCAAGTCTAAATCTCCTTCGGCTAAGTCTATCGCCTTCGTACATGCCATTGCCGCTAAGCACGGTATGAGCGTAGTTCCTTCTAAAAAGGGCAAATAATGTTTAAAATGGATATGAGTAAGCTCAAGCACGTCAAGAGCGATGCTAAGAGCACCACTCTCCGGCATCCCGACGGGCATGAGATCATGCTACAACACGCTACTTTACCTAAAGAAGCCCAAGCTCAGCTATCTGCCCTCTCTAAGCTTGCGACCGCTGAGCAGACGCAAGATCAAGCATCTGAAGCTCATGACCAAAAGATGGCTCGCGGCGGTGAAGTGCCTCGCAAGATGTATGCAGACCCGCAAGAGCCGGTAGCGGAGAACGATAGCGCGCCGGCAGCAATACCTGCTCCTGCGGATCCTGCTAGTCAGTATAGAGAGGCGGACCCGGGCATCTTAGAACAGCAAAGAGCTGCCGCTCCTCCCGCACCTACACCCGCTCCGAAAGACTTCGTTAACGACTACACGACTGCGCTCCACGGTGCTACTACCGGTATGCACGTCGTTGATCCGGATACTGAAGAGTTTAAAGACGGCCAGCCTCCTAGCATGCCTAACCACGAGGCTATGCAGTACGCGCAGGCTAGACAAGATGCCCGCGATGCTGCGGCTAAGTCAGCGCTAGCTTCTCAGGCTAGTCAAACGGACGTCCTTAATGCTGACAGAGCAAGACTGGGGCAAGCTCCTCTGCCTAATATGGCTAAGGATAAGCTCGCCGGTATGCAGCCACCTGATCAAGGGCCGGCTAATGATCAAGCACCTCAGCAAGCTAATGGCCCTACAAATTATATGGACCCTGCGCAATCGGGCATGGGCGCGGCGTTTGATCTGGCTGAAAAGGGCATTAATGAAGATGCGGCGGTTAAAGGCGCACAAGGTGTACTTGATCAAAACGCACTGCAAAATAACATCGAAGCTCAAAGAGCGGCCCAAGCGAGCTTCCAAGACGCCTCTAACGACGTTAACGGCGAGCTCGACGGCGTCATCAAAGACCTACAGGCTAACCACATCGATCCTAATAAGTACTGGACAGGTGACGCTCAAGGTAATGGCAGTCACTCTAAAATCGCTGCTGGTCTAGGCATGATCCTTGCCGGCTTTAACCCTACTAACCGCCCAAACGCCGCCATCGAAATGCTCCAACATCAGATGGACAGAAACCTACAAGGTCAAGTTGCGGATATGGACCGTAAGAAAACCTTGGTCGGCGCCTATATGCAGAAATATCACAATAAGCGTGATGCAATCGACATGGCGCGTATCACGCAGAACGCGATCATGGAGCACTCTCTCCAACAGAACGCGGCATCATTAGCCGGACCTCAGGCTAAGGCTAATGCCGACAAAGCGCTATCAGTTCTTCAGCAGCAACGCGCTCAATGGCAAATGCAGCTCGGACTACGCCAATCGCTTATGAACTTAGCCGGTGCTAATGGTGGACCAGTAAACGACGCTGCTATCCAACACAGCCTTGCTTATGCTGACATGATGCACGACCCTCAAGCTAAAGAGATGCGCCAACGTTATTTTCCGGGTCTGGGAATTGCTCAAACTATCCCTAGTGAGCAGCAGCGAGCAGACGTTTTAAATCACAAAAACGTGCTTGATCTCATAAGTAAGGCACAAGCCTTGGCTAATAAACGAGGTACTGCGACGAGCTGGGATGAGATTCAAGGCGGTAAAACGCTGATAAATGAGTTGCAATCAGCTATTCGTACTGGCGAACACCAGGGTACGTACAAAGAGGGCGATGCTGGATTCCTTAACGACACCATTGGCTCTAACCCGGCGGGCTTTTCTGCTGCTTTGACATCTAGCCCTAAGCTCAAGCAGCTTATGTCTATTTATAGTAACTCCTATCAGAATAATCTTAAATCGCTAGGCCTCCGCCCACCTGGTGCACAGCAACAAGCACCTCGTACTTTTAGCTCATTCAAACCAAGCAGGTAAACATGGCAGACACCCCGTCTGTTCCAATATATGACATCTCAGGTCAACAGCCTGTTAAAGGTACTATGCACCCCGACGAGGTGCATGATGCTGTAGCATCTGGTCAATATAGCTTCCCTAAAGGCTCGCCTATCCAGGTGTTTGATCCAAACGGACAGCTTGGCACCCTGGACCCTCATGAGGCTCCTGAGGCATTTAATGCGGGCTATCGGTATGCCATGCCTCAAGCTATTGACGATTATAAGAACTCAAGCCTCGGTGAACAGGCTAAAGCATTTGTCGAGGGAGCCGGACAAGGTGTCGTAGGTCCATTAGCGCCGGCTGCTGAGGAAGCGATAGGCATCGACCCGGAAAACATCCAGCGGCGTAGTCATACGGGCGCGCACACAGCTGGCGAGGTGACAGGTCTTGTCGGCAGCAGCATGGCTGACTTCGGATTATCTGCCGGTATGGAAGCTGCGGGGCATGCTGCACAAGCCGCCGCTGGCTTAAGCGATGTAGCTAAAGGCGTTGATGCCGCCGCACAAGCTACTAAGATGGGGCTGCCAGAGCTTGCTAAAGCATTTCAGCCGTCATACTTATCTCGCGTTGGGTCCGAGGCTGCTAAACAAGCTGCTGAAATGGCTGTTTTGGGTGGTAGCGATGAAATCTCTAAAATGGTGGTGCAAGACCCAGACGCTACTGCAACTAACGCTATTTCTAACGTCGGTCTCTCTGCTGCCTTAGGGCTTGGCGGCGGGGCACTTATGGCGGGCGCCGTTAGCCCTTTGTGGAAAGCAGGTCCTGGCCCTAAAGCAGCTCAATGGCTTGAGGGTTTGATCAAGACGGTAAACGGCGGCGACAAACTAGTATTACCAGAAACGCTTCAGAAGTCGTTTGCGGATCTAGGCATCAGCCCCCATCCTACCATCGTCTCAGCTCTGAGCGGTGATCCTAAGGCGCTCGAGATGGCACAAGAGCTCTACCGAGCTCAAAACCCTCAGATGCTTGAGCAACTCAATAATCTGCCGGTTGAGTTGCGGGAGTCTGTAGCAAAAGGTTTGGGTATCAATCTAGATGACGCCGCTACGTTTTCAAACCATGACAGCGGAAAAGCAATTGAACAGTCATTTAAAGACCGTCTTTTATCTGATTACGGTCCTGTCCACGACGAACAAGAGCGCGTGGCTGCTCAAGAGGCAACTGTAGCTATCCCAGACGAGGATGCCCTAAATCTCCGAAACACACTTATTGAACACGCAGCGACAAATCAGGATATCGGCACCGCTAGCCCTCTATATAAAACGTTTCACGAGGTTGGCGACCAAGTTTTGACTAAAGACACCGTGGGGGGGCTCGAAGCTCTTAGACAACAGCTTCGTCGCCGCGCTTCTGGGCCGATAGATGATGACACCCGCTTCGGGCTAAATCGCCTACGCTCTTTGATCGGCGACTGGAAGAATAACTTTATCCTCAAGCAAGGTGAAAAAGTCGGCCTTGAGGGTATGGACCAGTCAGTCGTAGACTATGCCGCTCAAGCGCAAGCGCGAGCTACCTCCACTAAAGCCTTGAGTGGTGTGGGCTCTGGAGCGCGCCGCATTGGAGAGGATCTGCAGGCAGAAGCCGATCAAGCTAGTCAGACGGCAAAGCAAGCCGTTAAAGACGCTAAAGCAGAAGGTAGAACAGCAGCCCAAGGTCTAATCGATGACCGTAAAGTAGCAAGCTCTAACTATCAGGATTATGTAGAGAAGTATGAAAAGCTTATGGACCATCTTGGCTTGGGTGACTGGAAAGGGACCGGCAAGCTCCAAGCAAAGCTGGAAAAACTTACTCCTGAAGAAATCATTAAGAAGTTCTCCACCAAGGGTGATGTTGAGCTCAAAGAGATATTGCAGCAGACCTTTCCAGATATTGCAGAGATGGTACGCCAGCATGAAGCTAAGCAGTTCCTCTCCGGAGCCGTGTACCGCGAAAACGGTAAAGTCGTTCTCGATAGCAAGGCGCTCGTACGTAAGCTTGACAATCTGATGAAAGGCTCCCCGGAGCATGCAAAATTCATCCTGCCCAACGGTGCTATTGAGCGTATTAGGGCGGGAGATGTAATCCAAGACGGCATCAGTCGGATTAAAGCGATTAAAGATAGCGGTACACCGGCAGGTATGTGGAAGCTGTTTAAGCACGTCGGTAGCGGTGCCGGCGCTATGATAGGTGGTATTGCCGGAGGCGAGCATGGACTCGGCGGTGGTGTTATTGGCGGGCTAGTTGGTGGTATGGCGACTCACTTCGGTAAAGAACTGCCTGAAGCCTATAAATTAGCCATGCTTAATATTATGTCGTCAGAAGCCGAAGTTTCTGCGCCAGGCGTAAAGTCCATGGTGAACTTTTTAGGTAAGGCCTACAAAGGGGCTCAAACCACGTCTAAAGCAGTAAGCGACGTGCTGAGGCCAACCGCGCAGGTACTAGGCTCGAAAATTGTCGCGACTACTGGCGGGGATGAAAAGATTGATAAGCTCGTCGAGGAGTTTCAAAAAGACCCTAATAAGTTCGCCTCCAGAGTGCAAAATAGCGATCTAGGGCACTATATGGGTGCTCATCAAGTAGCGCTTAGCCAACAATCAACCCAAGCTATTCAATACCTTGCTCAGCTCAAACCCAAGCCACTTCAACTTGGTCCGTTGGATAAACCTATAAAACCAAGCGCTCAAGCCTCACAGCGCTACAACAGGGCGGTAGGTATCGCACAACAGCCTCTGAGTGTCCTTCAGCACGTTAAGGACGGGACCTTGCTGCCATCGGACATTCAGGATTTAAACTCTATGTATCCGGGCTACATGCAGCAGCTTCAAACTAAGCTTGGGCAAGAGATCGCGGGTGCCTTAGACGAGGAAACTCCAATCCCTTACCACACTCGCTTGGGCCTATCTCTATTCCTAGGTCAACCCTTAGACAATACGATGCAGCCCATGTCTATTATAGCCGCCCAACCGCAACCCGTTCAAGCGCCCCAGGCGCCTCAAGGTAAGAAGCCGAGCGCTAAGGCGTCTACAGACATGGCTAAGGGTGCTAAAAGCTACCAGACGGCCTCCCAGAGCGCTGAGAGCGATCGTAGCGGGCGAGATAGCTGAGACATAATGCCACTTATAGGTGTCTAGGCCCATAAGGCCTCACCCTATAAGGGAGATCCGATGTCAGCGTCCCGTCCCATCCTCACCCCCTTCTCGGTCATTACGAACGGGAATATGGCGGGTAACCTCACCTCGGCCGTTACCGTCATCCAGAACCTCTCTATGATCAGCTATAGCTGCTCCTGGGTGGGCACCTCGCCTGTAGGTGTGATTTCTATTCAAGTATCTAACGACTATAGCCAAAACGCTGACGGTAGCGTCAATAACCCCGGCACCTGGAACACCCTCCCGATGTCCGCTACGGGCACGGTCACTGGCAACACGGGTACAGGCTATGCCGACGTAGATTCTATCGCAGGTTATGCAGTCAGAGTCATATACACAGCCACTAGCGGTACAGGCACCCTAAACGTTATCGCAACGGGAAAGGTGCAATAGCATGAGCTTTTTTATGCAGTACCCGGCATCTAGCGGTGGTACAAGCTCCAACGCCTCTGTAGGCACTAACACAACGCAAGCGCCTCCCTCCTCAACTGAGGTTGGCTTCGTTGATGGTAGCGGTAATCTTCAGCCCTTTAGCGGTACATCAGCCTCTAGCGGCCCTAACGTAGCCGTCACAAGCTCAGCCCTCCCAGCCGGAGGTGCAACATCAGCTAACCAGGTGACTGGTAACAACAGCTTAGCAACTATCGCCACGAACACGACTGGTGCCTCTACAGCGGCTCTACAGACCGGCGGTAACGCCTCTCTCACGACCATTGCTACAAACAGCGGTACGCAGGCGACAGCTGCTAACCAAACATCTGGCAACGCATCTCTGACAACCATCGCGACCAACACCTCTAACACGCAAGGCAGCGTAGCTGCCGGCGGAGCTGCGGCTAAGTCAGACCTCATTGGTGGTGTATTTAATACCACACTCCCGACCCTTTCTACGGGCCAGCAGGCAGCTCTGCAGGTAGATAGCTCAGGCCGCCTCATCACGTCACCCACTAGCTCTAGTAGCACGGTGACGGTGGTACAACCGACTGCGGCTAACCTCAATGCTACCGTCGCTATCGCCTCAGCACAGACTCTTGCTACGGTGACAACTGTCGGCACGGTAACGACTGTCTCTAGCGCTACCATCACGCCGACCAAAGGTACGCTGACAGATAACAGCGGTACGACCTCAGCGACACCGTCGACAGCGACAACGCTTATGGCTGTGAACGCCTCTCGCAAGTATTTGCTTATTCAAAACGACTCTACAACCGCAACCATCTGGATCAACTTCACGACGACGGCTGTCGCCTCACAGCCGAGCATTCAGCTAGGGCCTCTAGGATCGCTCGTAATGGAGACTGGGTTTGTTTCAACAGAATTAGTCTCTGTCATCTCAACGACGGCGTCTGTGCCGTATACGGCGAAGCAGGCATAACATGGGATTAAATAACGGCGGCACAGGTAGCAGCGGTCCGATCACAACAGGTAGCCCTAACGCAGTGAACGCACTGCCGGGCATCCTTAACTCTAATGGCTCGCTCCTCACTTACAATGGTCCGAAGAACTACATCTCTGGTGGTACGTTTGAAAACGGCACTGTCAATAGCTTCGGCCTTGGCACGATCGGTACGCTCACGAACGGGCTGCCCACGGGTACCCCGACATTTGGCTCCGGTGCTTCCGGGAACCTAAGCTTTGGCATCACGTCGACCAATCCGATTGCGGGCCTTAATTCCCTTCAGCTGACATCAAGCTCGGCATCAACTACTGGCAACATGCTTCACAGCCCTGCGTATTCGATCGATATCGAAGACCAAGGGAAAATGCTGCAGTTCAAGGTGTCATACAACTTTTTTAGTGGTGCTGCTAACGTTAACCTAAGCGGTACATCAGCTAACTCATTCGCATTAGCTGTGTATGATGTGACCAACTCGCAGTTTCTAGCTGTTAGTCCCGCGTTTAACTTCATACAAGGTACTGGCGTCGGTACTGCCTCGGGTGTGTTTCAGACGAACATCACGACAGCATCACTTCGTTTTATCGTCTACTTCCCGACGGCATCGGCAAGTGTTTTTACGATGAACCTCGACTCGTTCTACGGTGGTCCGCAGCTAACAAGCCAAGGCCCCGCGATGACTGATTGGGTGTCGTACACTCCTACAATTGTAGGCTTTGGTACTCCAACAGGCGTTTCATTTGAGTCGAAGCGTGATGGCGATAGGCTCTTTGTTCAAGGTTACTTCACATCTGGCGTTACGACCGCTACCACGGCTTCTATTTCTATAGGTTATGCTGGCGCCAATGCGAACGTAACTATCGACACCGTGACGCCCAAGGTGGCTGCTGGTCAGCTTGTCGGTAGCGCCACCACTAGCTTCTCGTCATCAACGTTCTTCGGTATCACAGTTCTAGCGAACACAGGTAGCATCGTAAATATCGGTACGCAGACAAGCTCTGCGAGTGGTCTTGGTGCGGCTCAAGGCTCTTCGATCGCATCTAGTGGACAGACTTTAGATTTCAAGTTTGACGTCCCAATCGTCGGCTGGAGCTCCAACACCGCGCAGTCGGCTGATAGCTCGCAGACGGTAGTTAGCGCGCTCTACAACGGACAACCAACTGGTACGTTGGGCACATCGCTAAACATAGTCACATGGCCGACTCTCATCAAAGATACGAACGCCAGCTACAGCGGCGGTACGTACACGGTGCCTGTAACCGGGCTATACGACATCTCAGCACAGTTCACTGTGACAGCGACGTTCAGCGCGGCATCTCTGGCAACTGTCTGCTCGCTGTTCGTCAATGGCGTACGCAAGTTAGACGGTGTAACTAGAACGCAAGCGGCCATTTCAGGTGCTGTGACGCCCGAGATTTCAGTCAAGGGCTATCCTCTAAATGCTGGTGACTTGGTAACGATGCGCTCTTACACAGACGGCACGTCGGCCACCTTCAGCTCAAGCGTCACAGAGAACTTCTTCTCTATCGCGCGTCAGTCAGGTCCCGCTATCATCCAGGCGACGGACCGCGTGGCGATGCGAGCATATGGCTCGAGCACAGTTGTTAGCGGTACGGCAGCGACTGTCGTCTATGGTACGAAGCAGTTCGACACGACTGGCAGCTACTCAGTGAGCACGGGCATCTGGACCTGCCCCTCGACCAACTACTACCAGGCTAACGCTTGTATCGCCGTCTCTGGCACAATCGCACTCAACAACACGCTCGACATTCAGATTCAGCAGTCGGGCAGTGCAACGCAGATAGCGGAAAACACCGAGTATGCAGGAGGCGTGCAGACAGCCTTAGTCGCTAACGTCGGTGATGTTTTTTATTGCCTCGAGGGCGATACTTTAAAGGTACAGGTCACAAGCTCTATCACGGCGCCCGCCATCGTAGCGTCAACTTCTAAAAACTGGTTCAGTGTTGCAAAGGTTGGGGGCAACTAGTGGATATTACTAAGGAATGTAGAGAATGCCACACTTCAAAAAACCTAGCCGCTTACGGTAAGCATTATGCTATGGCTGATGGTCATTTAAATATCTGTAAGGGCATAGGCCAGCTAGATCACGACCCGGAGCGCCTCAATTCGGCTATACAATATTTAAAGAAATCAGGTAACTAATGCGCCAGCTAAACGTAAACGTACTCTCTGCCGCCAACACAGCCTCGCGTAACGGCGTCCAGATAGACTCCAACCAGCTTATAAACATCAGCTTCCAGCTTGTCCAAGGTGACGGCGTAGCGGCGGGTAGCCTTGTCATCCAGGGCAGTAACGACGTGTGTCCCGTCGGCCAAGCCAATAGCGGTAACTTCGTAGTGACTAACTGGAGCCAGATCAATACTACAGCGCAGGCAGCGGGTAGCTCGGTTATTGTCCAGCTGTCTAATGTCTCTTATCGCTGGCTTCGTGCTGTGTGGACGTCCACAACGCCAGGCACCACAACAGTAAACGTCAATATGTTTGGAATGGGCGTGTGACATGTCTGACGACCGACTTGACCGCATAGAGTCTAAGATCGATAAGATTGTGGAGCATATTGGCTCTGTAGATGTCACCTTGGCTAAGCAGGAGGTGTCTCTTGCTGAGCACATTAGGCGAACGGCACTGATCGAAGACAAGCTCAAGCCGGTAGAAAGCCATGTACACATGGTCAATGGCGCATTTAAGCTGGTGGGCCTATTAAGCACTGTGGCGGGCATCTTGACGGTGCTTTGGAAGGTGTTTAAATGATGTCATTTATTAAGGAATTGTTAAGCGAAAAAGGTGACATCAGTTCAATGCGCTTTATGTGCATCCTAGCGCTCCTTATCGCCGGATATCTTGCTATTAGCGGTAAAGATACGAGTGTATTAACGTTTGTGGGTGCGGCCTTTAGTGGCAAGTTCGCTCAGAAGATTACTGAAACCAAAGGGTCTTAATATGAAGAAAGTCGCCGTCCTATTCGCTATTGGTCTCTGCTTGGCTATGCTAGGCATGCTGCTCCCACGCGCCGCCTCTGCTGCACATAAGAAGCCATCAATGATTAGGCTCATCGACCCTAAGACGCATCACTTCTTCTGCTCGGCTGTGGTGGTGTCGCCTACGCGTGCGCTCACTGCTGCCCACTGCGTACAACGCACAATGGGACGTGGCCAACACTCATCAAAGATACGAATGCCTGAAGTAGAGGTAAGGTCGTTTGACGATGCTGATTTGCACCTGGTAGCCAAAGTGATTGGTGCGGACGACCGGTTAGATCAGGCTACCATCGAAGGTGATTTTAGCGCTTTCGATCAGATGCCTGTTGAGATTCGCCCGGTTAAGCTAGAGGAGATGTTTCTTAAGGGTCATCACATTGTCGCTTGCGGTTTTCCTATGGGCGGATCGCCCGTATGCAGCGACATAACCAACATCCATCGTATGGCACTTCAGTTCGCAGGTGAGGGCTTCCTATTCCCTGGCATGTCGGGTGGTCCGGTGATTGACGCGGATACAGGGACTGTGATTGGTGTCAATACCGCCGTCCAAGATAACGGCGAGGTCATTCTGTCGAGTGCGGTTGAGGAGTGGATATCCCTAGGAATTCCTCCTCAGTAATACCTAGGGCTAACAGCTCGACGGCACATAAGTTATCTAGTGGGGTATAGAGGGTCGAGTCTAATAGATATGCACTATTACTGTCCCGATCAGTTCTGACCCCAAGCCAACTTGTGTGTGTGAGCGGTTTTAAATGCCACATTACGTCCGATTTTTTTCCAGTAACTATAAATATAGTGCGGCTGATGTTAAGCATATACAATTGTCCGACCTTGACTTTGTTCATGGTATAAACACTCGGTGGCCAGACTTAGGCGCTTGAACTGTCAAATGCAACCAGGTCTTCGTGTGTGTCGGATCTTCCATATACAGCCCGCAATCCTCGAGCACGTGCAGGTTGGCCGCTACCCAGGCCTTTAGCTGCCCATCCGAATCATGGAAATCGCAAGCAAGGCACACAACGTGACTACTATGAGCAGCGCCACCTGCATCCCGGTTATAGTGCCCTGGGCGATATCCTGAACTAACCAGCATAGGGCTGCCGTAGATAGCACGATACTTATTAAGAGCAGTAAGTAGCTTAGCAAGATTTGCCTCCAATTCAGGTGTTAATGGAAACTCTTTATCCCTACCCATAAGCACTTCATCTCGTGTAATCATCCAATACTCCTTTTATGAGGAACATACTTAGGGCACCACGCTGAATGAAAAGGTGTCCCCTCGCCGTAAGTCTTATCACTCCCACACTCACATTTAACAGCTGGCGGCTCCTGCCCATACCCAGCTTCCCAGCCCTTAGGAAGCCAGGCAGACATTCCGACCTGACATCCGGCATGGGCATGTAGTACATCTTTAGGCTTTCCGCATACTAAGCATGTAGTGTGACTCATTCATCACCTGTCTTCGGCCCCTGTTCTAGCTCGGCGATGCGCTTGCAGGCGTTCATGTAACTCGCCCAAACCTCGTCGAACTTCTGATTGGTGTCTTTTACTTGAGCTTCGAGTTCGGCGTTGCGCGCGTCCTTGATAGCGTCTGAGGCTTTGTTGGCGCGCTGAAGCTGTTCAAGAATTGTTTGGCTCAGTCGAATCTCCGCCGCCGACTCACGCTTGCTGTAGTCGCGGCCCCATTTGGCGCCTGTTTCCCAGTCCGGGTGAGCTGACAAAGCCTGCTTTGCAGCTTCCTTCAAGGCCTTCTCAAACGCCTCGTCGGCACTTGGTTCGCTCGAATGATAGGCCTCTGAGCTAATATTAGGGATTGTTAGCTGTCCAGCTAACATCGCACTCTCGCGCTCGTGCGCGATGCCTGCGAGGTAGTCGTCGGCTTTGTCTTGTTGCCATGCCAGTAACTCTTTACGAGGCGTGGTCACAAATTGATTGGCGTAGTGGAAAGCCTCACGCTCATCGGCGGTAGTTGGTGTGTTGGTCATATATCACTTGCTCTCCTTTGCTGTAATCCGCTGAATGCGACGAACTGCTCGCATCAGTTCGAAGTAAGCTTTACTCAGGTCAGCACTCATGCCGTGAGCTGCGCCTACCTCAATATGTTTTGCCTTCCACTCCTTCAGCGGCATGAATTGGCAGCCCACCTGCACACCCTTAGGAAGAGATGTAAATGAGTACCGGAGGTTCGTGACGTTTATAGAGTGATTCTGCTTCGACACCCACGCATCGCCGTACACCCACGCGTTGCCGTACACCCGCGCATCGCCGGACACCCGCGCGTTGCCGTACACCCACGCATCGCCGTACACCCACGCGTTGCCGTACACCCACGCATCGCCGGACACCCACGCATCGCCGGACACCCGCGCATCGCCGTACACCCGCGCATCGCCGTACACCCACGCGTTGCCCTCATGACTGAGGTTCGCTTCTTTTTCCACATAGCCGCCAAGTGAGCCAGCGCTTACGAAAGAGAAGCTTATCAGAGCTCTGATTCGGAACATTGAGATGCCAAAAAACTTCTTTTCGGTATCAAGAGCCAACTCAAATTTCTTACTCATTTACTAACACCTTCATGACTGCTTCGGCCCGCTCTTCGGGGCTCGCGGTTAACACAAGCATCGTTGAGTCCCATTCATTTCTAGCTTCTTGGAAGGAGACGACTTCGCGAAGAGCTATGAGGTATTGGCGCGAGAGGCCCAAAGCCATCACTCGCTGCACGCTTGCGCGCAGGTCGGCTGTCACAAGCTCATCGCCGCGTCAGGTTTCACGTTACACAAGGTACACCCGCAAGCTTCACTTTCTTGCCGCACTTACGACATATACCGAGCCATGGCTTGCCGGGTTCTGGATCAACATCGTCAAAGTCATGCAAACACGCTGCGGTCGATTTCATGGTTTGTCCTCTTCGTTGGTCCATATGGCAAACAGCCAGATGCCCCAAGTCCATTGCTTCGAGTGCTTTCCATTTTCTGGCTATATGCTCTTCAACTGACTTGCACCTTGTAATTTCACCCAAGGTCTCAGGGCTGACATTGTAAATCGGTGCCGTGGATTTGTCGGTGCTCATTTTAATACCTCAAACATGTAATTCGCCGACCAAACTAAAAACGCGCAGGTACCGACCACAAATACAATGAGGGCTATTTCCTGCCAGAGAGCCGCAATTAAAGACAGAGCCATAACTACTAATATTAGGCATCCGATGCCAGATAAGATAATCATCACACCGTCTCCCCTCGTGCTATGCGTGCCAGCGCGGCGTTGTCGCGTTCTCTGCCTTCAATGGAATCCCAGAAATCGACTGTTTTATCTCCCTCTACAAGTGCATTGTCACGCTGCTCAACCGCCAACCTGAGCATCGCGCAGACGGTGTCGTAGGCTGATCTATTTACAAGACTTACAGTCTTGTTCTTAAACTTAATTTTCTCTCCGAATATTGGGCCTACCTCATATCCGGATTCTAAAGTAAATTCACCAGCAGGAACTAGAGCCAAAATCTCCTCAACACTCATCGCCGCGTTGAGGTTTCACGTTACTATGGTTCATTTATTAACCTTCCGTTTTTTATCAATCGCGATAAATGTTATACTACCAGGTCCCGACACCTGGGTCAAGCCCAGCTTATCAACCGTCTCCTTAGGGAGCAATATCGTAAAGTCGTCTCGAAAACCTAGATGAATGGCTAAAGCCGTCTGGAGGTCAATAATAACGTCCTCCACAGAGCGGTTGTTAAACGTCATCCGGGACGCCAAGAGCAAGCCTTTCGACAGGTGATAATGTTTGAATTAGAAAAACACAGTCACGACTCCAGCACACAAGCGACTCTGGCACTGGGTGTCTCTTACCATTTATTATTAGATTATCTATCCAGAGATGATTTTGCTGGGTCATATTGATACGACCGCTGCCGGTCATTGAGGCACTTATAAACCATACCTTGTCGCCAGGTTTAAAGTTCATCTGGCACTCCTAACGCAAGGCGCTCTAGTGGTGCTAGTAAATGCGGCTCGTCTATAAGACCTGGAGGGCGATAAGACCACAGTTCGTTATGCAGATAAGTCCCATAAGGATACTCACGAGATACTACAAGCGCGTAGGCAAGATCGTGCACAGTATAACGCACCCATTGTCTCAGCGGGATATAATATGCTTTTTTATATTCTTGCATATACACCTTAGTGGTAAAAAAGGGCTGGGTCTATGATACTACCGTCTTCAAAAAGCTGAAGCGCCATAAGGCCTGGCCCTTGTAAGTAGTCAATTTCTACTGGGTGCACTCCGGTTGAGAGGAATACAGCACTTGTGGCAGTGCTTACTGAGTGCAGACCGTCATTGTTTACAACCTGCTGCCCTCCGACAGATACAATAGCACCGTCATCTGACGGTAAAGCGAGCGTGTGCCAAGCATCGGTAGTTGAAACCAGGTACCCGGTGCATTGTAATTCGAAATACGTCGTATAAACGCTCTGGAGGGCCTCAGGCAAGACGTTAAGTCCACACCCGCTACAGTTGGGTTGGTTAAAGCCTGAAACGTTCAGGAAGCCTCCTACAGGCGTTAAAATCGAAGTGGCGATCGACGTCGTGTTAATGGGGACTGTGAATAGCTGACAGTCCAGACCAGGTGTAATAGCTTCCAACCCCTGAGCCTCTTGCGTGTTGTTAAAGGCCAATACAATCTCCTGAATCTGCCCTAAAGCAGGCGGCGCCGGCGACACGCTTGTCGGTGGTGGCGGAGTAGGTGTAGGCAGCACAGGCCCTGTACCAACAACCTCGTAGGTGGCCGGGCTGCAAGCCATAAGCAGTTGGCAGGTGACGGCAATAAGCACCGGCGTAAAGATCTTAGCAGCGTAAGTCATACGACCTCCTCGTTTTCAAGATTATAGCATAAGCGCTCTAAAGGCGCTAGGTTTTCAATAAGATGTCTCATATTAGCGTCATATTTATTATCAGCCATAGGACCAAGGTCTGATACACTAGGGCTAAAGGCTTTCTGTAATTCTGAGGGAAGCTTCCAGTACGCTTTAATCCAGAAAGGAGTCTGCGAACGCATCAGTACAGCCCTTATATTATTATTCATTATTAATTCTCCATTAAGCTTAATCTTTGCTTGACATATGTCTTACTGCCCAGTATAATAACTTTAAGTTCTTAACGTATTTCTTTTTTTCCCTTTTTTTTCTTTCCCAAGCAACATTTACACCTACAGTCTACCACACAGCATGCTACAACTCAAGCATTCGGACGTCTAAACGTCTCATTTAACTACCTTAAATAAAAAACTTTAGCTTTTAACGTCAAACACCGATAAGCTTTTACATAACAAGCGAGGTGTGTCTGATGTCTGCTCAAGCTTATAAACAAGTAGAAGTCCTTAAGCTCGATGACGTATTAGCTGGCGGCGTGGTTGTGGTGCCGGTCTCTACTACTAACGGCATTAGCTATATGGACATCGATGCAGACGTCTCAGCTACATTAGAGCGTAGTGGTAATGGTGCCTGGGAAGTAGTGCATTCATTTGCAGATGAGTTTACACTCCTCTACGCTATAGGTAGTGTCAACAAAATTCTTCATATTTCTTCTGAGGAGATGGAGGAGCATGTGGAGCTATATGAGGCGTTTCTTGATGGTGTAGATAAGCGCTGCCTTGAGCTGGCTGCTAAGGCTGAGCCGGGTGATATTGAGACAGTTTTACGTCCTAACGAATAATTAATATTGAGGAGGATTTATGAGTTTAGTATATTTGATCTACATCGCGGACTGTGTGGATGGCCTTAGTGCCTTGTCAACAATTATGAGAGTGGTTTGCGGAGGGGCGGGCTCGTTCGTGTTCCTCATGGGCCTAGAGACTGAAAATCGCCGCACTGTAGGAACAGGTACTGCATTAGCTTGTTTAGGCTTGCTTTTGTTCGTCCTCAGCGCTCTTATTCCCTCTAAACACGCCATCTATATGATGGCGGCTGCCAGCTATGGTCAGTCAGTAGCGGCCGACCCTAAAGTGCAGGCGCTGGAGAACAAGGTGTATAAGATTTTGGACGAAAAGCTGATATGCTATTAGTTGTTCCAAAGGTTACGGATAAGAAGTGAGATTTGACTTTAGTAAGCTTTACTGACATACTGAAATAACTATAAATCACCTCCCAAAGGCGCTCTAGATGTCAGCACAAACACCTCGTTACCTCCTCGCCAGTCAAAAACATCTAGAGCGCCGTTCTTGTAAGGCGGTAGTATGACATCAACGCATCTCAAGCCTAACAAACGTACCCTGTACATCGTGGGCGAAATTGACGAGAAGTCCTATCTACAGTTCTCAAAGGACCTTGCGGCGTTGGAGGCTAAGAGTGCAGCTCCTGTTGTGGTTGAGCTTAATAGTCCTGGTGGCAGTGTTCTCGACAGTCTGGCTTTTAGTGGTCGGATGCGCACTAGCCCTTGTGATATCGAAATCAGGGCCTTTGGTTTTGTTGCTTCCGCCGCTGTGTTGCTTCTGGCTAGCGGGGACAATCGAATCATGACTAAGGACTCCTGGATGATGGTGCATCAAGGGCGTAGTGCTAACGTAGGTGAGCTCTGGGAGCAGAAGCGCGACATCAAGGTGGGCCAGCGTATGGAGGACCAGTGGTCAACCATTCTTCAGGACCTCACGGGGACGTCTAAAGAGACCTGGGATAAGCTTCACCTGCGTACAACCTACCTGACTGCCGATCAGTGTTTGAAGCTTAAAATCGTAGATAAGGTGGTTTGATATGATTATCCTTGCAATTATTTCTATTCTCGTTATCCCAGTATTACTTTATGTTCATTTGTTCCGAGTATTCTATAAGCCAAAGTTTAAGATCGGTGATGCTATCAGTAGGGTAGATGAATTTAAGGAGATCGAATTTCCTTTATTAAGGATTACGGCGGTTGGTAAGAAAAAATATCAATATGTTTATGAATATAAAAATAGATCCTCCACCGGCAATAAGTATTCTGTATCTATCTGGTTCGCGGATAAAGAATTTGAGAAGGTGGGTTGACTTGGCAGAGCTTCTTCACGGCTTTACCGTAATTGTTATCACCATGGCTGTAGCTCTGCCGATCGGCATGTTTATCGCGAGGAAGTTATGAAACACTTCGACAAGATTGAGATGATTAAAGCCGCAACTAAAGTACTTAAAGCCCTGCCTGATGGTTCTCGCGGCCCTGAGGATATGTTCATCGCCGGCGCCTCACACATGCATAAGATCATGCTAGACGAGGCAGGCGACCTGCGAGCTGAGATCGGCCGGCTCAATTCGTTAAACGTTCAGCTCGCTGCAGTCGCCAGACAAGCCGCCCTCGAGGTGTTAAAATGAAAGACTACACCTACCTTGCTGTAATAGAGGCATCCAGCATCGAGCTTATGGACGATTTCGTGGACCTCATTAAGACTCTAGACACTCAAGTAGCTAAGAATCGACTGACTGCGCTTATGAACAGTCAAGATACGCAGGTTACTTTCTGGCAGCTTGCAGGCCAGTTTGTTAGTCTGGCTGACTGCAAAACCTCAGCGGACAGAGATTAAAATGACACTTCCCACTCTCGATCTCAAGACCAAAGCTATTATCTCGGTAGTGGCAATCGCTACCGCTTTTGCGTCAGGCAGATACTCTGTAAACCAACCGCCGGCAGTGAAGCTGGTGGAAACCTCTAAGACTCAAGTCGAGCAACGGGCGGACAAGGACATCCACGAGACGACTAAGACCGAGACCGTCAAAGAGCCAGACGGCGAGGTGAAAACCACCGTCGTAGAGACTAAGGATACAGTCTCTAAAGTGGATACTGAGAAACAGGTGGATATGAGCGTACAACTCACCCAGACGCCGGCTAAGCGATCAACGATCAATATCTCAGCGCTGGTAGCTTTGGACGCTTTACACGGCTTCACGCCCTGCTACGGCGTTTCAGCGTCAAAAGAGTTCATCGGACCTATTACGGTAGGCGCCTTCGGCTTAACAAACGGCACCCTAGGCGTTAGCGTAGGAGTGAACTTCTAATGGGATTGATCACTAACGAAAACGGCATGATCTTGATGTGCTTAGGATTTTTCATTGGATACTTGCTCGGCTATGTGCTGGGCTACAAACACGCGGGAGACGAATAATATGGATAACAAGCAATTTATCGCCGACTTAGAGCTGAAGGTGCGCGACTCTTACGGACAAGGCATCTCAGGGCAGGGCGCTCAGGACTTAGCAGGTGAGTTTTTAGCCGCCATGTTTCAGCTGTCCGACCTTATGGGCGACGCCGACCTGGACACACGCATGCGTAAGTCTGGCCTCAAAGCCGTCCGCGCAGGTGTCTATATGGAAGCGGCTACCGCCGACGTCAAGAAGCCTAGCGACACCTTCCTTAACGAGTTGGTGGCGGCCCATCCGCACGTACTCGAGCTGCAAAAGGCTTACGACGAGGCGGAAGTAGAGCTGGCAGAGCTTGAGCGGGTGTTTGGCATCTTAAAAGAGTGCCACGTGCATTTCCGTAAAAAGAGCGGAGAGGGGTTTTAGTGAGCTACGATGAGTTTTTTAAGTTCACTGTGAAGCTCCTGCAACGAGCGGCGGCTGCAGATCAACTAGAATACACGTGCGTTGTACATACTGAATCACCGATATTCTACCAAATGCACGCGTTGTCACCTTACCTCGATCCTGAAGACGCTTTACGGCTTATGAAGGCTGAATTAAAGCTTGCAGTGATAGACGCTATTATGAATGGAAAATGGGAGGTGGAAGTTGGCTAAAGACAAGACCGCGGCACTCTACAATAAGCGCCCTAAAATAACTCTCGCTAGCGATATGCCGGATGCTGCCGATATGGAGTATGTCGTTATGCCTGACTGGTGGCAGCAATCTACTAACACGAAGGGTCTGCCATTTCGCAAGATCGTAATGATCGCTGGCGATAGCGATAGCGGCAAGACGTCGTGCTCCATAGCGGCCATCAAAGCCGCGCAAGAGCAAGGCGTTACGGTCCTTTACGTTGAGACCGAGGGCAAGACCACAAAGAAGGACTTCACCGACTGGGGCGTAGACCCTAGGCGTGTGCACATCATGCAAGAGTCTATCGCAGAGGACATCTTTGATGCGGTATGCGACTTCATCGACGATCAGATCAAGACTAAGCCAGGCGCTAAGCTGCTTATCGTTATCGACTCCATCGGTAACGTTATTAGCAAGCGAGACGCTGAGCGCTCCTTAAGCGAGACCAACCAGTCACCCGGTGGTAAGGGCAAGACCAACCGTGAAGGCCTGAATAAGCTTATCGCTAAACGCGTATTGCACGATATCGCCCTGCTGATCATAAATTATACGTATGACAACATCGGTAGCCCCGGTAAGACCAATGCCGGCGGTAAAGCCGTAAACTTCTTCAGCTCCCTCACATACCAGGTGTCGCGTAAGGGCTGGCTCGAGAAGACTGTTAAAGGTGAGAAAGTTAGAATCGGCGCGAAGGTGAGCTGGAAGCTGTTCAAAAATCACATTGACCGCAGCAATCCTGGGCCTAAAGTCGTAGAGTTTGACATTACTGCTGACGGTTTTAAATATTGTGGCGGCTCTGAATCGGAGGACTAATGTCTAAACCAATCGCAGTCCTGTTAAGTGATGTCCACTACAGCCTCCCCACGCTCGAGGTAGCTGACGCCGCCACCCAGCAAGCTATCAAGCACGCCAACGATTTGGTCGTACCGCTTATCGTGGCGGGTGACCTCCACGACACCAAGGCTAACATGCGCGGGGAGGTAGTAAGCCGTATGATCAAGACCTTTAGTAAAGTGGCACTGCATCCCGACGACTGGAGGACCAGTTGCTACATTATTCGTGGCAACCATGACCAACTTAACGAGAAATCATCAGAGCATAGTCTAGATTTTTTAAAACTCATACCAGGTGCCGCCGTGATAGACCGCCCGCAGTTCACTAATGATATCTCTTATCGTGGGCATTCAGTTGAGTTTATTCCTTACCAGCACGATCCAGACGCTTTTCGCGCGCGGGTATCAAAAATTGATATGCCGGCGTTAATAATTTGTCACCAAGGTATTGCTGGTAGCGATTCTGGAGACTACATCCAAGACCGCTCAGCTATCCACGTG